ATCTTTTATCCCTCCGAGAATTAAGGGGGTCGCGCGCATGAGCGTGCTGGAATCATTCAACGAGTCAATCGAGAGCATGGTCAAGGACAACCAGCTCGATGCAGTCAAGCAGGGCCCCGCCATAGAGGCGGCTCGCAAGCTCGCGCAGATGATGGACGGCCCCGACTGGCCCATGGTCAACGGCAAGCTCGATAACGTATCTCCTGGCGTGTTCCTGAAATACTGCGACGCGCTTGGCATCGTCGGAGCCAAGGTTAAGCCGAAGGCCGACAAGCCGAAGGTGACCACCATGGTCGGCAACAGCAAGTGGGCGAAGGGTCGTGCGGTGAATGAGTAGCGAGGTGTACGGCTGCGAGCAGCCGCGCATCTTCACGCCGCCGCTGCGGGAGCTGACGCCCGACACGACGCTCGGATACGACATCATCGACTTCGCGCGCGAGGTGCTGCACATCGAGCCGCACCCGTGGCAGAGGTGGTTCCTCATCCACGCGTTCGAGATAATCGACCTGCCCGACGTCACGTGGAGATTACGGTTCCGCACCATCATCCTGCTGGTCGGCAGGCAGTGCGGCAAGACGACGCTCGGCACGATCATCGCGCTGTACTTCATGTACCAGCTCGGCGTGGCGCTCATACTCGGCACCGCGCAGGACGTGGCGAACGCCGAGGACATCTGGGCGCTGTGCGTCGAGATGGCGCAGGCCAACCCCGACCTCGCCGAGCAGATAAAGCACGTGTGGTTCACCAACGGCGCGAAGCGGCTGCAGCTCGAAGGCGGCAGGGACTACCGCGTGAAGGCGGCGAACAGGAAAGCGGGGCGCGGCAAGTCCGCCGACCTCGTGCTCCTGGACGAGCTGCGAGAGCACCAGACGTGGGACGCGTACGCCGCGCTCTCGAAAACCGGCATGGCACGCAAGAACGCGCTGCTGCTGTGCATGAGCAACGCAGGCGACGGCACGAGCGTGGTGCTCAGGCACTTCCGCATCCGCGCGCACCGCATGCTCGGCGACCCCGACGGCATCGTGGCCGCGCTGGGAGACACCGAGCTATTAGCTGACGAATCCGCGCTGGAAGACACGGCGCTCGGCCTGTTCGAGTGGAGCGCGTCGCCCGACATGGCCATAGACGACCCGAGGGCGTGGGCGCAAGGCTCGCCGTCGCTCGGGTACACAATCGACTTCTCGACAATGAAGGCCGCGTGCGCCGACGACCCCGCCGACGTGTTCAAGACGGAGTGCCTGTGCCAGTGGGTCACGAGCACGGTGGACCCGCCGTTCCCAATCGGAGCCTGGGACGCGGGCAAGGACGAGCAATCCGACATCGCGCCCGACGCCGCGCTCTGGTGGGGCGTGGACGTGAGCGCCGACCGCACGCACGCGAGCATCGCGGTGTGCGGCAAGCGGCCTGACGGCGAGTGGCACGCTGAGCTTGCGGCCTACCGAGGCGGCACGGGCTGGCTCGTGGGATGGCTGCAGGACGCGGCTCCCAACTACCCCGAGGGCATGAGGGTGGCGCTGCAATCGCGCGGCGCGCCAGTGTCGAGCCTGATGGACGTGCTAGCCGCCATAGACGGCGTGACGATAGTGGAATGCGCGGGCAAGGACGTGGCTGGGTGGAGCGGGCGTCTCTGGGATGCCGTGGCCGCGTGCGACGAGCAATCCGAGAGCGACGCGACGCCGATACGCCACCGCACGCAGCCGCAGCTCGACCTCGCGGCGAACATCGCGGCCACCCGCCCCATGGGCGACGGCGCGTGGGCGTTCGACCGCGCGAAGTCGATGGAGGACATATCCCCGCTCGTGGCCGTGTGCATGGCGCACGGAGCCGCGACGGCTACCGAGGTGGACAAGAAGGCGCTCATGCCGAGCGCGTACGAGGATAGAGGGGTTCTGGTTGTATGAGCTTCGACAGCATAGATGCGATTGTGCGCGACATGAGCCAAGGGCAGCGCGTCATCGCGGTGTTCGAGGACATGAGACGCGCTTCGCATGCGTTCCATGAAGCCTGCCGCAAATGCGACGAACTGGATATGCCGTTCGATGCGCGCAAGGCCAACGGGCGGATGCGCGTCGAGTCGGGCGATGGCTCGATTCGGTTCACGTCCGAGCGCGCCCAACTTCGCGGCTGCTCGTGCGACGTGTTCTACCGAGACGACGGAGTGACAATCCGCGACTGGATGTACCCTCTCATAATGATGGCCACGCAGCTGTACGGGGTGGAGCTATGAGGTTCACGAAGCTCACCATCGTGCTCGGCTACGCCCTGTTCGCAATCGCCATCGCGTTCTACGCGGCGGCATGGCTCAACATGGCCGACGCTGCGCGGGCCACGTGCTACGTCGCGCACGGGTGCTTCGCGCTGTTGCTGAGCATATGGGCGAACGTGTGCAGCTAGGAGGAACATGGGAACGAGTCAGCAGAAGGCGCTGTTCGAGGACTACGACGGCTTCGTGGAGAAGTTCAAGCCGAAGAAGACCACGGATGATTGCTACACGCCGCCCGAGATTTACGACGTGATTCTCGATTACGTGGTGGACCGTTACGGCATCGACCGCGACAAGGTTTCGCGCCCGTTCTACCCTGGCGGCGATTACGAGGGCGAGGACTACGACGGCCTGACGGTGGTTGACAATCCGCCGTTCTCGATGCTCGCGAGAATCATTGACTTCTACCAGCGAGAGGGCGTGCCGTTCTTCCTGTTCGCGCCTACGCTGACCTGCCTGAGCAGCAGAAAGCACCTGATGGACGTGAACCACATCGTGTGCCATACGTCCATCACGTACGAGAACGGCGCGGTCGTGAACACGTCGTTCGTGACGAACCTCGACACGGATGGGACGGTTCTAGAGAGCGACCCCGAGCTATCCGACGCGATAAACGCGAAGGACAATGAACTGCAACGGGCGAAGAAGAAGACCGTTCCGAAGTACGTCTACCCCGACCACGTGATAACGGCGGCGAAGATGAACTGGTTCAGCGCGCACCACACGCCGTACAAACTTAACCGCCGAGATTGCTGCCCGATTGCGAAGCTCGACGCGATGGGCGGCAAGAGCATCTTCGGGGGGGGGTTGCTCTTATCAGAGCGAGCAGCCGCAGAGCGAGCAGCCACAGAGCGAGCAGCCGCAGAGCGAGCAGCCGCAGAGCGAGCAGCCGCCCATAAATGGCAGCTGAGCGACCGCGAGCTGAAGATGGTCGAAATGCTTGACCGCCAACAATGCAGCTAGGTCTAGACCTACAACGATATTTCAGCCGTCCTAATGGGCGGCTTTTCTTTTTGCAAGCCGACAGGAAGGAGGCGCGCCGATGGCGCTCTTCGAGAACCTGCGCAGCCTTTTCTCGCCGAACATGGCCTACGTCTACGGCGGCGGGATGGACCTGGGTGTGCGGGTGGCCGACATGGACGCGGCGCAGCTGTACCGCACGCAGCCGAACCTGCGCGCGGCGGTGACGTTTCTCGCCGACAACGCGGCGCAGGTGCCGCTCAAGGTCCACGAGCGCGCGGGCGACAACGACAGGCCCCGCGTGACAGACAGCGCCGCCGCGCTGCTGCTCAAGCACCCCAACCCCGACATGACGCCGTTCGAGTTCAGGCGGTGGATGTACTCCGACCTGCTGCTCTACGAGCGGTTCCTGATGATCGTGGTGCCGAACGCCACCACGCCGAGCGGCTGGGAGATGCGTCCCGTGCCGAACTCGTGGATTCACGAGTACAAGGGCTCATCGCCCTTCGCGCCAGAGTCCGTGGTCATCTGCACGGGCAAGTCCACGGCGGTGGAAGTGCCCGCCGGCAAGTTCGTTCTCTGGCACGGCTACGACCCCAACGACCCAATGCGGCAGTGCAGCCGGATAGGCGCGCTCAAGGAGACGCTTCATGAGCAGGTTGAGTCCAACCGCTTCAGGCGGCAGATGTGGCACAAGGGCGGCAGGTTCAACGCCTACCTCACGCGCCCCGCGACCGTCGAGAAGTGGTCGAACGAGGCGTTCGCGCGCTTCAATGAGACGTGGAAGGCGTCGTGGGCTGGCAGCGACGCGGGCGAGGGCGGCGGCATGCCGATACTCGAGGACGGCATGGAGATAAAGACCGTGCAGTTCAACAGCCGCGACGCGCAATGGTACGAGTCCGTGAAGCTCGCCCGCGAGGACGTTGCTGCGGTGTACCACTTCAATCCCGCGCTGCTCTGGCCCGGGAGCGGCCAGACGTACGCGAGCGCCAAGGACAACGCGAGGGCGCTCTACAACGACTGCCTCGCGCCCACGCTGATGTTCGCCACCGACAGGCTCAACCACACGCTCCTGCCGATGGTCGGCGAGCCAGAAGCGGATTACATCGTCTACGACATCACCGTGAAGACACAGGGCACGCTGGAAGAGCGCATCGGCGCATTGCAGACCGCCTGCGGCGGACCCTTCATGAGCCGCGAGGAAGTGCGCGCGCTCATCGACCTGCCGAGGGAGCCAGACGGCGAACTCATCGTGCCGATGAACGTGCTCGTGGGCGGTCTCGCATCGTCGCACGACACCGACCCGACCCAGGAGCGTTACAACGCGGCTCCCGTTGCGCATGTGGACGAGCACGGCGACGTTTACAGCATGAAGTCGTCCAACCCGCCACGCAAGGCGCGCGGAGAGCCGATGCAGGACGAAGCAGACGCCATCACGGAGGTCTACCGCAAGTTCTTCAAGCGGCAAGCCGCGAGCGTGCTGCCGAAGATTGGCAGCGCGAAGGCCGACATGCAGTCGTGGTGGGATGCCGAGCGGTGGGATGCCGAATTAGCCGATGACCTCTACGGTGTCGTGAAGCGCATCAGCGACGAGCGGGGCCGCGAGGTGGCCGCGCAGCTCTGGGGCGCGGACGCCGAGTACGACCCGAAGCGCACCGAGGCGTACATCCGCAAGATGTGCGAGCGGCGCGCCGAGATGGTCAACGCTGCGACATATGCCGAGCTGGAGGCGACCGACGACTACGACGAGGACAGCGACGCGCTGAGGTCCACGCCTGCGGGGGTCTTCGAGAACGCCGAGGAGAACCGCTCGACAAGCGCGGGGGCAGCGTTCGCAGCCGCCGCAGTTGGGTGGACCATCCTCGAAGCGGGCAGGCAGAACCAGCGGCGCGGCGAGAACGTGTTTAAGACGTGGGTGGTCACGAGCGGCAACCCGCGCGCGAGCCACGCCTACATGAACGGCGAGACCGTGCCATACGGCCAGCCGTTCAGCAACGGGGCGCAATGGCCCGGCGACATCGACAACCTCGACGTGGAGGAAGTCGCGAACTGCCGCTGCCAGCTCGAAATCGAAATCAGGGACTAGCGCAGAAGCGCACCAACGGACGGCCCGCCGCGAGCGGGCTTTTTTCATGCCCGCGAAAGGGGGAGGAATGGAAATCAAGACCAAGACAGTGGAACTCAAGGCAGACGGCGACGGCTACATCGTCGGCTACGCAAGCACGTGGACCAAGGAGCCGGACGCGTACAACGACATCGTTGCTAAGGGCGCGTTCGCCGAGTCCATCGAGCGCATCAAGGCTGAAGGCCGCACTATCCCGCTGCTGTGGAACCACGACAGCGGCGACATCGACGCCTACATCGGCAAGGTGGACCGACTCGAAGAGGACGACCACGGGTTGCTGTTCGGCGCGGGGTTCGATTCGACCGACACCGCCCAGCGCGCACGCGAGCTGTCGAAGGATGGCAGGCTTTGCGCTTTCAGCTTCGCGTACGACGTGCTCGACCAAGGCACCGTGGAGCTGGAGGACGGGCGCGAGGCGAACGAGCTGCGCAAGCTCAACCTTCACGAGGTCAGTTTGACGCTTTACCCCGCGAACCGCGACACCAGCGTGGTCGAGGTCAAGGCCGCGCCCGAGCCGGAGGAGAAGGCTGGCCGTCGCAACAGCGCGAAGGACGCCGACGACCTCAACCGCATCAAGGAGCTGTGCGGCTCCATCGAATCCATCGTCAACGGGCTTCTCGCAGACCAACGCGAGGAACCCGACGAGCAGGAACCCGAACCCGAGGCAGACGAAGCCAAGGCCAACGCGGAGGAGCCGGATACGGCCAACGCGGAGGAGCCGACCACCAAGTCAGCCGAGGTGCAGGCGTTGCTGCAGCAAGCAAGTCAACTACTCGAAAAGGAGGGCTAGTCATGACACTCATCGACCAGCTCGAAGAGGCCAAGGCGGGACTCGCCGAGGTCAAGGACGCCGTGGAGAACGGCGAGAAGGGCGCGGACGAGCTGTCCGCCGCCATCGAGGGCGTCAAGGCCGCTCAGGCCAAGGTGGACGTCGCGAACGAGGCCCAGGAGCTGCTGAAGGCCCTGGGCAATCCCGAGGAGGCCACCGACGCCTCCGACACATCCGAGGAAGGAGCCATTATGGCAAAGTCTCTGGGCGAGCATTTCGTTGAGTTCCGCAAGGGCCACGAGAACGCCGACAACCGCATCATCGCCACCCCGTTCAAGGCAGCTGGCGACCCCACGCCCTCCACGGGCCTGGTGGCCACCGAGTTCGACCGCGAGCCCGTGCGCCGCGTCGCAGCGCCGCTGACCGTGCTCGACCTGTTCGGCAAGAAGTCCATCAGCGAGCCCGTCTACTCGTGGAACGTCTACAGCTCCACGACGGGGGCCGCAGGCACCACCGCAGAAGGCGCTACCAAGAACAAGCTGACCTACGCCTACGTGCCGAAGACCGCGACGCTTCAGAAGATCACGGGCCTCATCAAGGTCACCGAGGAGCTGTTCGAGGACGCGCCGTACATGGTGGACGCCATCAACCAGGACCTCGTTGACGACCTCAACGCGGCCCGCCAGTCCGCAGCCGTCGCCACGCTGCTCGGCACGAGCGGCCTGCTCACCGGCTCCGTCGCCGCCAACGCCACCGACGTGGCGCTGTTCCAGGCAATCCTGAAGGCCGCTGCAGACATCGAGGACGCGACCAACATCCCGGCTGACGCCGTGGTGGTCACCCCCGCCGTGTGGCTGCGCCTGCGCTCCGCGCTCGACGCCAACAACAACTTCTACGCTGGCGCGCCGTTCGGCGATTCAGAGTACAGCAAGCTGTTCGAGATGACGTTCGTCAAGTCCGCCGACGTGACCGCCGACCACGTGCTGGTCGGCGCGTTCAACCGTGGTGCCGAGCTTGTCAGCAAGGCAGACGGCGTGCGCGTGGACTCCACGAACTCAAACGACGTGGACTTCGAGAAGAACCTCGTCTCGGTCCGCGCCGAGGCCCGCGAAATCCTCGCGGTCAAGCGCCCGAGCTGCTTCTGCAACATCACCATCGCCACGAGCTAATCGAACCGAAGGCGAGCGGGCGGGCATCGCGTCCCGCCCGCATGACAGAAGGAGGGCGAAATGGCGCTCAAGATTTACAAGTGGCGCGGTTACAACTGGCAGTTCGAGGAAGCCGATGCTCCCGCAGACGCCGTGCCAGTCGAGAAGGCCGCTAAGCCCGCAGCCAACAAGGCCGCGAAGCAGCCTGCCAACAAGGCGCGCAAGGCCGCGCCCAAGAAGGCGGAATAGCCCATGCTGACCGCGTGGGGCTACGAAATCGACGGAACGCAGCTCCCGCCCCTGCTGACCGTCGAGGCCTTCAACGAGATGACGGGCGGGAAGTACGCGGGCGACCTCCGCGCGGCATCGGCGCTCAGCGCGGCGTCGCAGGCCGTGCGCAACGCGTGCGGGTGGCACATCGCGCCGTCGCTCGAATGCACGGCGACGCCCCTGCACGTGCAGCCGCGACAGGTTGCGCTACCTGCCAACGCCGTGACGGCAATCGCGAGCGTGACCGAGAACGGCGTCGAGTTAACTGATGGCGAGTACGAATGGCTGCGTAACGGGTTGGTTCGCCGCGCATGCTTTAGGTGCTGGCCAATGAACTGGAACGCCGTGACCATTGTCTACACCGCAGGCTACGACGCCGACGCGGTGCCCGACCTCGTGGAGGCGGTCCGCGCAATCGCCGAGGGCGTCATCGCAATCGGCGGCACCGCAGGCGTGCGCAGCGAGTCGGCTGACGGCGTGACCGTGAGCTACAGCGACAACGCCTCGAGCATCGCGGCGGCTCTCACCGAGCAGCAGAGGGCGGCGCTCGCGCCTTACAGGCTGGTGATGGCCCATGCCGTGTAGCTTCATGCGCGATTCGGTGACGGTTATCAGGCCAGTGGCCAAGACAGTGCGCGGCTCGACCGTGCCCGACTGGGACAACGCGACGACCCACGTGGTCAGCCGCGTGCAGGTCACAGCAGCCGCGACGCAGCAGGACCGCGACGGGCGCGTGGTGAACGTGGCGGATGGCCGCACGCTCCGCGCCATGTACGACGCCGACGTGCAGCCAGGCGACCGCGTGGTGTACGAGGGCGAGACCTACGAGGTGGACGGCGAGGTCTTCCACTCGAAATCGCCCACGGGCCGCGTGTCATCGACCCGATGCGCCCTGCGCAGGTGGGAGGGCTGAGCCATGCCGACGAAAATCACCATCGAGCACATCGGCGAAGGGTGGTCGGAGCTTTTCCGCTCCCAGGGCGTCCAGAACGCCGTGGACCAGGTGGGGCAGCGCATAGCGAACGAAGCCAACAGCGGCTACAACTCCGACCCGTTCATGTACCACGCCAAGGCTGGCGCGCACTACGCGCGCGGCTACGTGGAGTCCAGCGAGGGCGGCACGTTCTACCAGCAGCGCGACAAGGCGCTGAGCAAGGCGGTGCACCCATGAGCAGCTTCATCGACATCGAGGACGCGCTGCAGCAGATGCTCAACGCTCAGGGCTTCGACGCGTGCGCCAAGCCGCTGCCGCAGGGTTTCACCTGCCCCCACGTGCTCGTGGACATGCTCAACGCGTGGGACGACAACCCCGCACAGGCCATCTACAGCGTGGACTTCGACTGCCGCGCCGAGACCTACGACGCAGCCGCGCAGCTGCAGCTCGACGTGAGCAACCTCGTGCGCTCGCTGCCTGGGTCCACGCTCGGCGGCAAGCCATGCTACGCAGTGGACAACATCCGCCTGCAGCGAATCGCACCAGACCAATCGCACCAGAACGTAATCATCGCGACCGTGAGCGCAGAGCTGCGCGTGCGCGTCGCGGACTGACGAAAGGGAGGCCACTATGCCTTACACTTCCGACGTGCGCGTAGGCGCACCTGACCAACTCACCACGGGCGCGATCAAGCACGCGCCCATCGGCACGACCCTTCCGAGCCTGTCGTCCATCACCAAGGATGGCGTGACGCTCGACCAGGCGTTCACCGGCGACGAGTACGTCTCCGAGGACGGCCTCACGCTCGCGCCGTCCATGAGCACCACCGAGATTAAAGACTGGAGCGGCGCTACCGTGCGCAAGGTGCTCGAGTCCTTCGACGGCACGCTCTCGTGGACGATGATCTCCACCAACGAGGGCGCGCTGGGCGTGGCCTTCGGCGCGAGCCACATCACCAAGCAGGCCGCAGCCTCCACGCACGGCACCCAGCTCATGGTCGAGCTGGGTGCGTTCCTGCCCGAGGCCCAGAGCTGGGTCTTCCTCATGAAGGACGGCAACGCGCGCATCGTGGTGCTCGTGCCGAACGGGCAGGTCACCGAGGTCGGCGAGGTCACCTTCGCGGCGAACGCGGCGGTGGGCTGGAACGTCACGCTCTCGACGTACCCCGACGCCTCGGGCAACTGCATCTACATCATGACCGACGACGGCGTGGTGAGCGCGTAAGGAGGAGCGCATGCGCAAGTTCGGAACCGACGCGCCCGAGTTCCTGGAGTTCCAGCTCGGCGAAGGCGACGAAATCTACAGGCTCCCGCTCGCGGCATCCATGCCGATGGAGAAGATGGTCGGCCTGCAGGAGGCGGTCAACAAGGGGCAGGCGGAGTCGCTCCGCTACCAGCTCGACCTCCTGCGCGGCTACATCGGCGACGCGGCGGACGCGCTGACGGCGGGCGACATGACCGCCATCTTCACCGCGTGGTCGGAGGAGTCCGCCAAGCAGGGGGCGACGCCGGGGGAATAGCGGGCCTCGCCTCGGTCATCGAGCGCCATCACAGGGCGTTTGAGTACGACCTGATGACCAGGACGGGGCGCACGCTAACCGAATACATGGAGATGGGCGCTGCTGGGATAGCGGCGCTCGTCTCGTTCTCGGTCCACCTGCCGCCCGACTCGGCGACGTGGCGCGAGACGCACCCGCGCGAGGCGGACATGGCCATGTGGTCAACGACCGCCAAGACCAACGCGATACTCGCGGACCTCTTCGACGCGTACGCCATCAGCCACACGCGCAAGGGACGCCCGAAGCCGAAGCCCTACCCGCGCCCAGGCGTGGACAGGGGCCGCTCGATAGGCAGCGGCGCGATACGTATCCGCGACTTCGACAAGTGGTGGAACGGCTCGTGAGAAAAAGGAGAGCGCCCCGACAGGGACGCCCTCGCAGCACATCCAATCATAGCACAGAGACAGGGGGCCTTGCATGGCAAGCGGCGGAACCGAGGTCGCGCGCGCGTACGTGACCATCATCCCGAAGTCCGACGGCACGAGCGATTCCGTCGTGAAGTCGGTCGTGGACCCGCTGTCTAAGGGCGCGTCCGACGCTGGCACGAAGGCGGGCTCGCTGTTCAACGAGAACCTTGGCGGCACGCTGGCGAAGTTCGCGGCACCCGCCGCCATCGGCGCGGCGCTCGTTGGCATCGGCAAGGCGGGATTCGACGCCTTCGCGAGCGTGGAGGAGGGCGCTAACAACGTCATCAAGGCCACGGGCGCGACGGGCGAGTCAGCCAAGCAGCTCACCGACGTCTACAAGCAGGTCGCTGGCAACGTGGTAGGCGACTTCGGCGACATCGGCAGCGCGGTCGGCGAGATAAACACCAGGCTCGGGCTGACGGGCGATGAGCTCGAATCCGCGTCCGAGCAGATGATGAAGTACGCGAAGGTAACCGGGCAGGACGCGACGGCTGCGACCAAGGACGTGGCTTCGATGATGCGCAACGCCGGCATACCGACCGAGGAGCTGTCTGCAACCCTTGACAAGCTGACGGTCGCGGGCCAGGCGGCTGGCATCGACGTGAGCAAGCTCGCGCAGAACACGACGAAATACAACGCCGTCATGAAGCAGCTCGGCCTGACCACCGACGAGCAGATAGCCATCATGGCGAAATTCGAGCAGTCGGGTGCCGATACCAACTCCATCCTCAACGCCATGAAGAAGGGCGTCGCATCGTGGGCCCAGGATGGCAAGGACGCGCGCACCGAGTTCGCGAACTTCGTCCAGGGCGTGCAGGACGGCTCCGTGACGGCTGGCGATGCCGTTGAGATATTCGGCAGCAGGGGCGGCTTGTCGATGTACGAGGCCGCGCAGAAGGGCCAGCTCAGCTTCGAGGAAATGTACAGCGCCATCGCCGAGGGCAGCTCGGGTGCGCTCGACCAGGTGTACAACGATACGCTCACCGCGTCCGAGAAGATGGACCTCGCCATGCAGAACCTCACTATGGCGGGTGCCGAGATATTCGCGCCGATAGCGACGGGAATCTCCGAGCTGCTGTCCGCAACCGTGGTGCCTGCGTTCCAGGCGCTCAACGAGGCCGTGTCCACCTTCATGACGGCGCTCACCGGCGCAATCGACGTGGAGGGCTTCGCAGCCGCGTTCCAGTCCATCGGCGACGCCGTGAGCGGCGCGTTCGGCGATGGGCCACAGCTGAGCCTGCAGGCTTTCGGCGAGGCGGTCGGGCAGCTCGTCAATGGGCTGATTCCCGTCATCCAGTCACTCGCGCCGATATTCGGGCAGATAGCGACGATGCTCGCGGAGATGTGGACCAACGCGCAGCCCGTCATATCGGGGATAGGCACGCTCGTGGCCAACGTCGCGAGCACCGTCTTCAGCGTGCTCTCGACGGTCGTGTTCCCCGTCATCGCCAAGGTGCTCGAGGTGGTCACGCCCATCGTGTCGGGCATCCAGGGCGCGATGATGCTCATCCAGCAGGTCATCATCGACGTGACCAACGCCATCATGGAGGCCATGGGCGCGAGCTGGCCCGAGATTGAGGCCGTCATCACCGAGGTCACCGACGCCATCGGCGCGGTCATCGCCGACGTGTGGCCCGTCATCTCCGACATCATCAAGGAGGTCACGGCGACCATCAAGTCGGTCATACAGGCCGCATGGCCCGTGATACAGCAGGTCATCTCCACGGTGATGTCGGGCATCGCCAACATCGTGAGGACCGTGTGGCCCGTCATCCAGCAGATCATCTCGACGGCGGTCAACGTGATAAAAGGCGTCATATCGGGCATCTCGACGGTGGTCGGCGGCGTACGCTCAACCTTCGAGTCCATCAAGTCTGCGATCAGCAGCGCGATAAACGGCGCGAAGGGCATCGTGGACGGCGCGGTGGGCGGCATCAAGTCGGTCATCTCGGGCATCAGCTCGGTCATCGACGGCGTTCGGAGCACCTTCAACAGCATCAGGGACGCCATCTCGGACCCGATAGGCACCGCGAAGACGGCCATCGAGAACGCGATGAACGCCATATCCGACGCGTTCGACATCGACCTGAGCTTCCCCGACATTAAGCTGCCGCACATCTCGGTGGACGGCGGCGAGGCACCGTGGGGCATCGGCGGCGAGGGCCGCCTGCCCTCATTCGACATCGAGTGGTACGCGAGCGGCGGCATCGCGGACGGGGCGACGCTGATAGGCGTCGGCGAGCGCGGCCCAGAGGCCATCATGCCGCTCTCAGGTGCCGCGATGGAGCCGTTCGCGCGCGCGGTGGCCGACAACATGGGCGGGGGCGGCTCGGTCTACAACTTCAACTTGCAGTACGGCGCATCCGAGGACGCCACGCAGATGGTGCGCGACATGGCGCGGAAGGTGCGCCTCGTGAAGATGGCGGAGGGCGAGTAAATGGCTACCACTAGGTACGTTGCCGGGGATTTCATGTCCGGCACAGATTCCAAGAAGTCCAAAAAGGTGAGTTTCAAGGGGCATCTGATATGCACCTTCTACGACGTTGACGATTCGAACCTCGCCAGGAGGGCTACGAAGAAGACGTTCGACCTGAGAAGCATAGACCACTACGTATACCCTTTCGCGCCGGGCGTTATCTGGTTCGCTAAGAACGACCTCTTTATGAACTACACCACCGGGCGAATCTACAAATGCACGAAGTCGGGGCTCGGCCTCAAGTACAAAAAGCTCCCACTAGCCGAGTGGATATACGTGAAGACAGCCATCATCGGCGTGCCGACCGAGGCCGTGAAGTCGTTGTCGCTCACGCGCGACGGCGACGGCTCGCACGTCATGCGCGCCACGTGGAAGACCCCCGACGCGCTCAGGCTCGCCACGAGCGGCAGGCGCTGCAGCGGCTTCACCGTGACGTGGACCATCTCGCTCGACGGCGTGAAGACGCCCATCAAGGTGGTGCACACGCCAGGCGCGGGGGCCGAGGCGGCTACGCTCAACCTGAACAACTTCACGGCCACGTCGGTGCCGAAGGGCTACCCGACGACGTACAACCGCAGCAGCTTCGCGCCCTATACGGGGCGGCGCATCGCGTCCGTGTCCGTCTCGGTGGTGCCGAGGAACGCGGCGGGGAACGGCACGGCTGCGGCGAGCGACACCTACAAGCTCGGCATCCCGCGCACTCCGTCCGTCTCCGCGCTCGCGCACAACGCGCAGACTGGCCGCGTGTCGGGCACGATAACCACCGACGCGGGAAACGACAAGTTCGAGCGTGCGCTCACGCAGTACGAGGTCATAGTCGAGGACACGTCCAAGACTGGCTCGCAGCGCACGCGCACCACCACGAGCGATTCCAGCGGGTCCACCTCGCTGGCCGATATAGGCTACGACGTGACGAACCGCTACCAGCTCACCTATGCGCAGCACGTGAAGGTGACGGTCAGGGCGCGCGCACGCGGCTACAACGGCGACTCCGCGTGGGCGCAGAGCGTGCACTACGTCAGCTTCCCAGCGGTGGCCACGCTCAGCAAGCCCATCGTCAACGGCAAGGCGCAGACGTGCTCATCGCGCGACTCGACGGGCAAGATGACCGTCAACGTGGCGACCAACAGCACCGCAGAGCACCCCGTGGACCAGATAATCCTCGAGGCCCTCGTAAACACCACCGCCATGACCGCCGAGGTCGCCAGCGGCACCGAGGGTTGGCAGGAGATGGGGGCCGTGGACAACGCGCAGTGCACCGCGCTCACGTGCGCCGTGGGCGACGTGTACCCCGAGACGCGCGGCCACACCACATGGGTGCGCGCGAAGACGTGGCACGACATCGAGGACGTGTTCTACCGATACTCCGCGCCCATCGAGCTGACGGAGCTGAAGACGCCGATACCGTCTGCGGCGGACGACGAGTGCGACATCACGCGCGTCACCCCCGCAGCCGACGGCAAGAGCATGGTCGTGGTCTGCGCCTGGGACAAGAAGGGCGCTGGGAGCCGCGACGACGCGACTGGCACGCAGCTCACGTGGAGCGACGCGGAGGATGCGTGGACCTCCACCGAGGGGCCAGACGAGCACGAGTTCACCTGGCACGACGCCACGAGCGCGTCGAGCGCCTACTACTTCACGGGGACCATCACCGTCAAGGGGCTGAAGGAGGGCGTGCCGTACCACTTCCGCGCGCGCCGCTACATGGACGACGAGGACGGCAGGCGCACCTACGGCGCGTGGTCGGACATGAAGACCGCGATGACCGTGACAGCGCCGGGGACGGTCGTGCTCGTGCCCGAGTCGCCCGTCGTGACGCGCGGGCGGGACGTGCGCTTCTCGTGGACGTTCGACAGCGACTCGGCGCAGGTCGCCTGGGAGCTGCTGACGCCAGACAACACGATCATCGCGCGCGGCAACGACGCCATGGGCAGCTACACCGTGTCGGCTGCGCGAATCGCGGGGCTTTACGGTGCGTCGGCGGCTTCAATGTCAGCGCGCGTGCGCGTCTCAACGGGCGGCGATTTCGTCACGTCCGAGAGCGTGACCGTGCTGCTCGCAGACCCGCCGACGCTGGCCGTGTCAATGGCGGCGCAGTCCACCGCGCAGCCGCTGGCCTTCGACGCGGTATCGTCTGCGACGTGCTCGCTGGCGTGCACGCTCTACGCGGACGGCGGCGACGGGGCCGAGCCTGCTGGCAAGCGCGCGCAGGCCGCGAGGGACACCGTGTGGACCTCGGTGGTCGCGCCGACGTGGACGGCATCGGACGGGAGCTACACGGCGACCGTCACGCTGCCCACGGGGCTCGACCTGCTGGACAAGTGCTCCTACACCCTCGAAGCCGTGGCCACCGACTCATCGACGGGGCTGCAGTCGGCCATGTCCACCGCGCACACGGCGATAGCGTGGGCGCACCAGGCACCGTCGCCGTCGCCCGACACGTCCATCACGCCGAACGACGGCATCGATGACGAGGAAGACGACCCGAACGCGATACGCCAGCCGCGATGCACCATCTCGCTCGTGAGGGCCGAGGGCCACGTGGACGGCGACGTGTACGACATATACAGGGTGACCCAGGACGGCGTGGAGCTGGCTGGCAGCGGGTTCGTGCCGCCAGTGGCGGAGCGCACCTACGAGAAGACCGCCGACACCGAGGTGGACGATGGCACGACGTACTACGTGCTCGTGGACGGCGAGTACGTGGAGGTCGCCGAGCCGACCGCCGAGGGCCTGCCCGACTACTACGAGCTGACGGCGATAGCCGCGCTCGAAATCGTGGACGAGTACGCGCCGATTGGCGCTGGCCCGTGCGCGTACCGCGTCGTCACCCGCACGCCAGACGGCGACATGGAATGGCGCGACTTCGACTACGCGCTGCCAGGCGACGTGCTGCGCTTCGACTGGGACGGCTACGCGCTGGAACTGCCATACGACATAAGCCTGGGCGACTCGTGGTCCAAGGACTTCGAGGGCCGCGCGCACCTCGACGGCGACGTGCAGGGCTACTGGGGCGCTTCGACCACCCGCAAGGCGACGCTCAGCGCCGACCTCGTGAGGGCCGAGGACGACCTCGACCAGACGGCGCTCAGGGCGCTCGCCAAGTACGCGGGGCCCGTGTGCGTGCGCACGCCCGACGCCTCGCGCTTCGACGCGAACGTGTCGGTGTCCATCGACCAGAGCGCCGACAGCCCGCTCACGGCCATCTCGCTCGACGCCGAGGCGATAGCGCCCACGGGCATCTACGACGTGCGCGAGGGCGAGACGGAGGAGCCCTAATGGACTGGACCAGGAGCTACACCGCCGAGTACCGCGTGTACCGCGTGGACAGGCGGACATGGGCCGATGCTGAGCGCGTCGGCGGCGTCGTGTCGGCGTCGGTCGTGCGCTCCGCGAACGGCAGCGCGCCGATGCTCGAGTCGGGGACGTTCGCCTACGACGGCGTTCCGGGCGAGGAGGTCGGCGAGGACTATCACCGCGTGGTGATGATCGCGGAGCAGGGCGGCGAGCGGGAGCGCGTGGACGTGTGCACGATGCTGTGCCGCTCGATAGGCACAGACGCGCAGAGGGGCTACGCCGAGCACTCCATCGAGGGCTCGAGCGTGCTCTACCCCGCGTCAAGGCGCAGGCTGCTCGTCGGCACCTACGCGCCCCAGGGCAGCGACGGCGCGCGCTACGTAGGCGACCTGCTCGCGGAGTGCATCCACGCGCCCGTTGAGGTGACGGGAGGGTTCACGCTGGACTCCCACGTCGTGTTCGACGCGGGGTCCACCGCCCTCGCTGCTGCGTGGCTCGTGCTCAAGGCGGGCGGCTACGTGATGCGCGTCACGGGCGACGGCGTGGTGCACGTCGTGCCGAAGCCGACCGAGCCCGCGCTCGTCATCGACCGCGACGGGCAGGGCCACGTGCAGGACGGCATATCGGCTGACTACGGGACGGCGGGCATGCCGAACCGCTACACCGCCGTGGACGGCGCGCAGTCGGCGACCGCCGTGAACGACGACGCGGGCAGCGATATATCGGTCGCCGTTCGCGGCTACTACGACGACGTTTACGACTCCAAGCCCGTGAGGGTCGGCGGCGAGACGCTGGCGGCTTACGCGGCGCGCAAGCTCGCGGAGGCGAGCGTTGCCGACGACGTGCGCACGTACACGCGGGAGTACCGCCCGGACGTGCTCCCGTTCGACGTGGTGCGCGCCATGCTGCCCTCGCGGGGCATGGAGGGCGATTACAGGGTGAGGTCGCAGTCCCTCTCGATAGGACGCGGCATCACGGTCAACGAGACGGCATCGAGGGAGGTGGCGCTGTGGACGGCGTAGGATACGACGCGGTGATGGACCTCATGGCCGCGCAGGCGACGCCAGCCAGCGACGAGCAGGGCGAGCGCGCGGCGAAGGTCGTGCGCGTGGACCAGGACGGCACCGCGTGGGTGCACTACGACGGCGGGGCCGACGAGACCCCGTGCGTGGACACGCTCGCGGAGGTCGCGGCGGGCGACATGGTGCTCGTGGAGATTCGCGGCGGCAGGGCCGTCATCAAGGGGTCCACCACCGCGCCGTCGATAAGCGCGGCGAAGGCCAGCGAGATGATGGTCCCGATAGCCGAGGCGGCGTCGAGCGCGTCTTCCATGGCCGCGAGCGCGCAGGCTTCGGCGAAGGTGGCCGAGGACAGCGCGGCGGCTGCGGTCGAGAGCGCGGCCACCGCCTACACCGCAGCACAGCAGGCTATCGGCGACGCCGCTGACGCTGCATCTGCGGCATCCGACGCCCAGGCGAGCGCGGA